GGTCGCATTGATGATGCGGCCTCTGCAATTGAACTTTTATTGAAATGAGGAAATTATGGCTATCGTTAGCAATACATTCCTGACTTACTCTGCAAAGGGTATTCGGGAAGATCTTAGCAATGTGATCACCAACATTGCGCCTTAACTTGAGGGCCGTTGCAAAGTAATTTGCAATTGACACTAGGAGAATTGCTGGGAACCCCTAACGGATAGGCAGCCGAGGGCAATCAGCAGCCGAGCCTCGCAAGAGGAAGGTTCAACGACTAGATCGAAAGATCGTAGGGCCAAGTGGTCCGAAGCACCTAGCCCCACGAAAGTGGGTGAAGATATAGTCTGATCTGCATGGAAACATGCAGTCCCGAAAGGGAGGCAAGGTTTAACGATCCTTGTCCAACACGGATGGAAGAAACGCCTTACATGTCGAACATTGGACGCCAAAATGTGTCCAACAGCCTGTTCGAGTGGCAAACTGACACATTGGCCGCAGCCGCTGCCAATGCTCAGCTTGAGGGTGATGATGTTGCATCATTTGATGCTGTGACTGCTACTGTGCGTTTGCAAAACTATGCACAGATTTCACGCAAGACAATCATCTTGTCAGCTACTGAAGAAGTAGTGAACAAGGCTGGCCGCCGTAGCGAACTGGCTTACCAGATCGCGAAGCGTGGTTCTGAGTTGAAGCGCGACCAAGAGTTTGTCATGCTGAACGGCGGTATCGCTGTGGCTGGTGACTCTACGACTGCCCGTGTGACTGCATCCCTCGGCGCGTTTGTGAAAACAAACACCGACAAGCAGACCAATGGTACTGATCCATCTTATACAACGCTGCCAAACAGCGCCCGTACAGATGGCAACGTGCGCACATTTACTGAAACCATTCTCAAGAATGTGATTCAGAAAGTGTGGACTGCTGGTGGTACACCTAAGATTTTGATGTGCGGTCCTGTTAACAAACAGCGCGTGTCAGGCTTCTCTGGTATTGCTTCCAGCCGTTTCAACATTGATGGCGGTGCAAAGCCTGCCACATTGGTCGGTGCAGTTGACATTTATGTCTCTGACTTTGGCAATGTCCAAGTTATCGCCAACCGCTTCCAGCGTGAGCGTGATGCATGGGTGATCGATCCTGACTACGCCAAGATGACTATGCTGCGTCCTTACCAGCAAGTCGAACTGGCGAAGACCGGCGATGCAGAAAAACGCATGCTGATTTGCGAATGGGGCCACCTCGTTTTAGCAGAAAATGCCCACGGCTTGGCCGCTGACTTGATCACTTCTTAATCGAAGCAAACGGAAAGGGCCAGGGCAACCTGGCTCTTTTTTAAAGATGATTCACAAAAGACTATTAAGCGAAAACAAAGATCAAGGCATCAAACGAATCTGGCATGAAAACCCAGAAACTGGCGATGTGACGATTGAGACCCAACAAGATGTCACAGCGGTGATTGAGGCCAACAAGGCCATCTATAACGCTGTGGATGAGAAAGCCAACTGGACTGGTGAGTGGCACTTGGTTGCATCCATCCCCGAATCCCTTTATTACAAGATGAAGGCCGAGGGCAAGATCGATGACCAAGAGTACATGAAACGCTGGCTCAACGATTCCGACAATCAATTTTTTAGAACTCGCCCTGGGAAAGTATGAACTACATTGCTGTATGCACACCGGCCCGTGATCAGGTCCACACAAACTACACATATTGCATGGTCAATATGGTGGCCTATCACACACTCAACACCACAGACGCAATCAGTCTGAAATTGATGCAAGGCACGATTATCCAAAACCAAAGGGCTGACCTTTGCTTGGATGCCATGGCCGAAGGCTGCACCCACATTCTTTTCATTGACTCAGACATGACGTTTCCACAGGACATGGTCCAGCGGCTTTTGAAGCACGACAAAGAGATTGTGGCTGCCAACTGTGCCAGGCGCAGAATGCCCACTGGCCCAACTGCCCAGAACTATGATGAGAACGGCAAGCGCCAGGCGGTCTACACCATGCCAGAATCGACTGGAATTGAAGAGGTGGGAAGCATTGGAACGGGCATAATGCTAATCAAGCGCGAGGTGTTTGAGGGCATGAGTGAGCCATGGTTTGATATGCCATGGCAGACCACCAGAGGCTACATGGGTGAGGATGTGTTCTTTTGTAAGAAAGCTCAAGAGCTGGGTTACAAAGTCTACATCGACCATGATGTCTCAAAGGAAATTGGCCACATTGGCACGTTTGAGTTTCGCCATGAACACACTTGGATTGTGAAAGAAGAGATGGAAAAAGAGGCCCAATAATGGCACTGACAACCTATACAGAACTGAAGACATCCATTGGTGACTGGCTGAATCGGTCGGACCTGACTTCTGTCATTCCTGACTTTATCTCTCTGGCCGAGGCGCAAATTGAAAGAACACTGCGCACCAGGCAAATGCTGACTAGGTCAAATTTGACAGTGGATGGAGAGTTTGAAACAACCCCTGCTGACTTTTTGGAAGTCAAAGCATTTAAGTTGACCAGCACAAATCCAGACACACCCATGTCTTTTATGACAATGGATGCCTTAGACCAAGAATCAACAAAATTTACAGGCAGTGGCAGGCCAAAGTTTTTTGGTGTGGTTGGCACTGAGTTTCGTTTTGTGCCGACACCAGATGCATCCTACACGGCAGAAATTGTGTACTTTGCAAACCTTAATAAACTGTCTGCAAGTGTTGCAACCAATTTTATTTTGACATCGAGTTCTGATATATATCTTTATGGAGCGCTATTGCAGGCCGCGCCATATCTGCAAGATGATGCGAGAATTCAAGTGTGGGCGACTCTTTATGAACGCGCATTAAATGACTTACAAGTGGCCGATGACCGAGGCTCGACCTCTGGCGGCAAGCTGTTAATCCGCGCAAAAACTTTTGGTTAAGGACTAAAAATGGCAGATACCACAACCACAAACCTATTGCTGACCAAGCCAGAAGTTGGCGCAAGCTCAAACACTTGGGGGACCAAGGTCAACACAGACCTTGATTTGGTCGATGCAATTTTTGCAGCTGCCGGCACTGGCACAAGTGTTGGCCTCAATGTTGGCGCTGGCAAGACCTTGGCGGTCGCGGGTACGCTGACGGCCACAGGCACAACAAACTTAACCTCGCCAGCTGTCACAACCGGCATCACGACACCATCAACAACATTTGCCCTGGTTAACACCACAGCGACCACTTTGAACTTGGCCGGTGCAGCGACTGCTGTGAACATTGGCGCTGCCACAGGAACTGCCACAGTCAATAACACAACCTTGGCGGCTAAAGCAATCACTGCAAGCACGACATTGGCGGTGACAGGGACATCGACACTGACTGGTCTAGTCACAGCAACGGCAGGGGTGACAGGCCCAATCACATCAAGCAATGTGGCGATTACGGGCGGCTCAATTACTGGCATTACCGATTTGGCGGTGGCTGATGGTGGCACTGGTGCTTCTACTGCACAGGCTGCATTGAATAATCTCTTGCCATCACAAACATCTGCTGCCAACAAATATCTGCAAAGCGATGGCACAAACGCATCATGGGATGCAATTGCTGTTAATACTTCTGACATTACAGGAATTTTGGCAGTAGCAAATGGTGGTACAGCAACATCAAGCCCTAGTTTGGTTCAAGGTACAAACGTCACCATTACAGGAACTTGGCCTAACCAGACCATTTCAGCAGTTGGAACAGGTTTCGGGGATGTAGTAGGCCCAGCGTCTTCTACTGCTAATAACCTCGCTGCATTTGATGGAACTACTGGCAAACTACTTAAGCAAGCTGCAACAGTCACAGTATTGCAGGGCGGTACAAGCCTAACAACCCTTACTGCCAATAATGTCATATTGGGTAATGGAACATCAGCACCATTATTTATAGCACCTAGCACATTAGGCAATGTGTTAACTTCTACTGGCACTACTTGGGAAAGTACAGCACCAGCCCCAAGTCTTTCGGCAGGTAAATCTATTGCGTTAGCAATGCTCTTTGGTTTTTAAGGAAAAATTATGGCAAATCCTAATATTGTTGGAGTTACAGCGATTGTTGGCAATTCGTTGTCTGTTGCTGTGGCTACAAGTGCTACGCAATTGGCTTCAAATGCGTCATCAAGTGGCAAAGTATTTAAGATTAACTCAATCTTGATTGCAAACATTGATGGAACAGCAGCGGCTGACGTTACTGTAAACATCTATTCTGCGGCTGCTTTAGGTGGAACTGGATTAGCTATAGCCTCAACTATCTCTGTCCCCGCAGATGCGTCATTGATTATTACTGACAAAACTACATCGTTCTATTTGCTAGAGAATCAGTCAATTGGCGCAATTGCTGGTACATCTGGTGACTTGGTTGCCACGATTTCTTTTGAAGAAATCACAGGCCCAGCCCCTTAAGGACTCCCAATGTCCATGCGATACCCAGCGGGGTTTATCTCCGCATTTTATAACCCGCTACAGAACCCTGATGCGCCTACCATTGGTACGGCTACGGCTACTTTTGGTGGGATAACAGTTGCGTTTACAGCACCTAGTAATGTGGGTGGCAGTGCAATTACGAGTTATATCGCTACAGCTAAAAGAACTTCTGATGGAGTTTTGTTTACTGCATCTGGTGCGTCTTCGCCTATTTCTGTTACAGGTTTAACAGCAGTTGCGTTTACAGCCACAGTAGTTGCGGTAAATTCGTATGGGCCTAGTGCTTCTAGTGCGGCTAGTAATTCTGCAACACCTTTACCTACTATTGGCGATGCTTTTGGTGGTGGTTTCTTTGCGGGACAAATTTCAACTGCTGGCAACAGCATAGCTGATTACAACTTAGTAGTTGGCCCTGTAGCATCTGCCCAAAATTCTAGTAAACAATGGAAAACATCAGCATCAGGTACGACAGGAACTTCATCTGTTATTGATGGCCCAGCCAATAGTGCAGCAATGAATGACGCAAGTCACCCAGCCGCACAGTTTTGTGAAGCTGTTAACACTGGCGGGTATACAGATTGGTATATGCCAGCACAAAACGAATTAGAAGTTTGTTATTACAACTTAAAACCTACGACACAAGTTAACACTACAGGCACTGGTACTAACGCTAACGCTGTTCCAGCCAGAGCAAGTAACTATACAACTGGAACACCCGCACAAACATCTGCTACAGATTTTCAAGGCACAGGCGCAGAAGATTTTGCAACTGTAAACTACTGGTCAAGCACTCAATCTGCTGATACGACTCGTGCGTGGAATAGGTCATTCTATAACGGAGGCCAGAATAACCCATATAAATACTTTTCACTTAATGTTCGTGCCATCCGCAGAGTAGCAGTCTAAGGAAATATATGCCAAGTTACTCAGGTGTTTTTACTTTACAGGCTCAGATGCAAGCTAAGGCGGCTAGTAATTGGCCTGACCCCAATGTGCCTAGCGTTATTGGTCAAGCGTTTGGCGGTGGTTTCTATGCAGGGCAGATAGGTGTTTCTAGTGTTGCCACGCATTATCTTATTGTTGGGCCAGTAGCATCTGCACAGGCGGGAACAACTCTCCAATATAAAAACGCAAACACGGCTACTGTTGGTGCTGATAGTGTTACAGATGGCTCACAGAATACTGCCGACATAGTGGCTGATGGAAACTCTACTGTTTACCCTGCTGGTCACTTCTGTAATGATTTAGTAATTGGTGGTTTCTCTGATTGGTATATGCCAGCCAAAAACGAGCTTGAAATTTGTTACTACAACCTTAAACCAACAACAGCCGCAAACACAACAAGTTTTGGAATAAATGCTAATGCAGTCCCTGCGAGAGCAAGCAATTACACGACTGGAAATCCTGCACAAACAACTGCGGCAATTTTTGTAACTTCTACTGGTACAGAAGCATTTTTGGCTACTAATTATTGGTCTAGTACAGAGTTTTCTACTACGGCTGCTTCATATAAGACATTTGTCAATGGCTATCAATACAATGGTAATAAGACCAATACCTATCGTGTCAGAGCCATCCGAAGAATTGCAGTTTAAGGAATAACCATGAGCCAAAAATATATAGGCGGGTTTATTACTAAAAGCCCTGTAGCACCAACAAGTTCTGCGGCTAGTGGGATGTGGACTCTTGACCAAGCTATGCAGTTACAGAAGCAAGGTAATTGGCCTAATCGTGCTCCATCAGTTATTGGTCAGGCTTTTGGTGGTGGTTATTATGCAGGTCAGATAGGTGTGTCAGGCGTAGCAACTCACTATTTAATTGTTGGCCCTTTATCATCTGCACAAACCCAGACATCATTTGCTACAGGAAGCGGTAGTGACCCAACTGATGTTATTGACGGGCCAACTAACAGTTCAACCATGAACAATGCTTCGCATCCAGCGGCTCAGTTTTGTGAAGGTTTAACCATTGGTGGGTTTAGTGATTGGTATCTGCCTGCTAAGAATGAGTTGGAGGTGTGCTACTACAACTTAAAACCAACATTAAACCCCCCCAACACAAACGATACATCTTCTGGAATAAACGCAAACGCTGTCCCTGCCAGAGCCAGTAACTACACTACTGGAACGCCTGCTAGAACCACTGCAACGGCATTTATAACAGGAGGAACGGAATTTTTTACTGCTGATGGATATTGGTCTAGCACTCAGGCAGCGTCTGCTACTGCATGGAGACAAGTTTTTACTAATGGTTATCAAGGCCCTTATGGTAAGACTGTTTCAGCATATTTTGTCCGTGCCATCCGCAGAGTTGCAGTTTAAATTTTATAAGGAGTATCACAATGTATATTTGCATAACCGAAGTAGACGCAGTAACTAAAATAGTCTGCACAGCCGAGCCACAGCGCACAGGCCCATCCATGCCAGCTATCAAAGGTTGGACACATTTATGGCACGACAGTTCAACATGGCCTGTCAGCACAGCACCTGATGGCACATACTTGAGAGCACCCAAGTATTACGGCACTTGTGATGCAGACGCTGACCTAAACATTGCGGGTGTTTTGCAAGTCTTAACCGAGGCAGAATTCAATGCAGCCAAGGTTGCAGAACATGAAGCCCGCAGACCATACCCATCATGGGTTGGTTACATTGACACAATGACATGGGCTGCACCAGTAGCAAGACCCGCTGATGCCATTATGAATGGTGGCAATGTGCGCTATCAATGGGATGAAGCCACATTAAATTGGGTTGCACAGGCTACTCCAGAATGAAAGAGTTTTTCTTTATCTCAGGTTTACCAAGGTCAGGCTCAACCCTGCTCTCGGCTATCTTGCGTCAGAACCCTGAGTTCTATGCAGATATTTCCTCGCCAGTACAAGGCTTGGTGGCATCAATCATCAATGTCATTACAGGAAGCGAAAGCAATCACCTGATAGATGAAGACAGACGCAAGCAAATACTCAAAGACTTGATTAACGCTTACTACAAAGCAGTCACCCCCAAAGTAGTGTTTGACACTAGCAGGGGATGGACTGCCAAAACATCTTTGCTGAAAGACCTGTACCCGCAGACCAAGATTATCTGCTGTGTGCGTGATTTGCCTTGGATACTGGACAGTTTTGAGCGTATATCGGCTAAGAACTCTTTATATGGTGCGGCACTAACAGACGATGAGGCTAGGCAGACAGTCACTACAAGGTGCGATGCCCTAATGGATGTGAAGAAGGAAGGCCAAGTGGTAAAGCCTTATTACTTCCTAGAAGAAGGCTTACTGTTAAACCCCGACATGATTATGTTGGTGGAATATGAATCTTTATGTAAACAGCCTGAGAGCGTTATGCGTGAGATTTATGGGTTTATTGGCAAGCCTTATTTTGACCATGACTTTAAGAATGTTGAGTATGAGAACGAAGTGTTTGACAAAGCCTTGAACATGAAAAGTCTGCATACAGTCAGGAAAGAAGTGACATGGCAAGAACGTCCATCTATACTTCCTAAATCGGTTTGGGAAAAGTACAGCGGAAAAGACTTCTGGCGTACACCTGCACCAGAGTTTTCAATCAAACAACTTTATAAGGTCAAGGGATGAAACGCATATTAGTTATGGGTTTACCTAATGCTGGTAAAACTTATCTTGCACAGCATATTCTTGACCACTTGCAAAGCAACCGCAAGACAGTCATGTGGCTTAACGCTGATGACGTTCGTAAACAATTTAATGATTGGGACTTTTCCCATGAGGGACGTATTCGCCAGAGTTTAAGGATGCGTGACTTAGCTGACAGTTACGATGTGGATTATGTTATTTGTGACTTTGTTGCACCTTTAGTTGAAATGCGTAACAATTTCAAAGCTGATTGGACTGTTTGGGTTGATACCATTGATAAGGGTAGGTTTGAGGACACGAACAAGGTGTTTGTTGCGCCAGAGCAGTACGACTTCAGAATTACTGAGCAAAAGGCTGAGAAGTGGGGTGAGTTCATTGCCGCACACATCTTGGACAACCGCCCTCGCCCTGTCTTTGATTGGCAGAAAGAGACTGTGCAGATGCTTGGCAGATGGCAGCCTTGGCATGAAGGTCACAGAAAACTCTTTGAAAGAGCCTTGGCTAAGACAGGTCAGGTAGTCATCCAGATTAGAGACTGTCAAGGATGGAATGGTTCTAACCCATTTGCTGCTAATCAAGTTACAAACTTTATCAAGCGTGATTTAGACCCTTTATATCAAGGGCAATATGAAATACAACTTGTGCCTAATGTGGTTAATATTACCTATGGCAGAGATGTGGGCTACAAGATTGAGCAAGAATCTTTTGACGATGCTACTCACGCTATTTCAGCAACAAGGATTAGAAAAGAAATGGGTGTGTAATGAACGAAACTGAAGCTAGGTTAAACAGCCATGAACAGGTCTGCACACTCAGATATGAGATGTTATGCGCCAGAATTAAAAGGCTAGAGAACGTCATCATGGCAGCTAGTGGGGTCATGCTCACAGGGATGGGTGGGATTATCTTTGCGTTGATGAAATGAAAGATTGGGCTGTTGCTGTAACTAGCGCAGTCCTCTTTTGTTTGACTATCGTTTGGTGTTTTTACATCATTGTTTGGGCTATGACGTGAAATGGTTGCTAGTGCTTTCAATATTGTTTACATTGGTAGCATCTAGTAAAGAGAAAACTGAATACAGATGTGTTAGATGGGCATGGACAGGCGATGTTTACAACCGAAAAGTAGTATGCCTTGAGTGGCAAAAAGTTGATAAAAAATGATACTTAGCCCAGAAGACGCATTGGATGGCTTACAAAATGCCATCAATCTTGTTAAGAAAGCGCAAGCCGTTGCCAAGGATTTAGGCGGTTTGGGGGTGATGGTTGGGCGACTGTTTGATGCCAAGAGCCAAGCTACAAAGGCGATGGTTCAAGCCAAGCGGTCAGGCAACAAGAGTAACTTTGCTGTTGCAATGCAAATAGAAAATGCTTTGATGAATACGGCTAAGTTGGAATCCCAACTTCAACTGCTTTATATGCAGACAGGCAACGTAGACGTATGGAATAAAATCAAGGCTAGAGCCGCAGAAATGGACAGGGATGATGCCATAGCTGCAAGGGATGAGAAGCTAGAAGAAAAAAGGCTCAAGGAAAAAGAACAGCGAGACTTTGAGATTGGTGTAGCTGTTGGTGGTGTTATCTTTGTGCTGTTTCTGATTGTTATAGGTTTGATTGAATTAAAAGAATTCTGCGATACAACTCGCAGATGTGGGCGATGACTTGGTTTGATATATTGCTTTGGTCTGCTGTACCTCTTAACTATTTCTTTTGGATAGTTGTTTATCCATGGCTAATAAATGAATGAGTATCAAAAAACATTTGATGAACTGCTCAAATGGTGGATTCGTGGGGCGGTAGCGTGGTACGTGCTAGGATTTTTGCAGTTCCTCCCAGACTCTTTGTCAAATAAGATTATGGATAAACTACTTGGAATGATTGGACTTGGATAATGTTATCTTTATTCTCTACCCTCGGTGGCTTGTTAATCTCAGGCTTACCTAAACTACTAGACTTCTTTCAGAATCAAGCTGACCAAAAGCATGAACTTGCTTTGGCTAGGATGCAGACAGAGAGAGAACTACAGATGGCTGCTGCTGGCTTTGCTGCCCAAGAGCGTATTGAGGAAATCCGAACAGACCAAGTTGCTATGCAGTCTGAGGCTCAGATGACAGAAGCTGCTCTAAAGCACGATGAGAAGGTGTTAGAGAAGGCTTCCCAATGGGTTGCTTCTTATGTTGGTACTGTAAGACCCACAGTAACCTATATCTTTGTGTTTGAGTTGGTTGGAATCAATGCTTGGATTGCGTACTACATTTATTCAAGACCTATCTTGGTTCAGAATATAGATGACTTGATTCGTTTGTCAGAGATTATTTTCTCTACTGATGAGATGGCTATGCTTGGGGGAATTATAGGATTTTGGTTTGGCTCAAGAGGATGGGCTAAGAAATGAAAATTAGCAAAAAGGTCGAGGACTTGATGCACTTCTTTGAGGGCTACAGAACACGCCCGTATCGGTGCTCTGCCGCTATTTGGACTGTAGGTTGGGGTCACGCTATGTACAATGACCAATTAAACCTACCAAACGTGCGTAAAGAGGGTTACACAGGGCTTATCAGGTCTGATTATCAACTTAAAGGGGAAGACAATCGTGTATGGTCAAAAGAGGAACTGGTTGATTTATTCAAGGTGGACATCAATCTTTTTGAGCGTGGTGTTATTCGACTTAGCCCTAATTTGGTTAGTCATCAAAGTAAATTTGACGCTGTTACCAGTTTTGCTTACAACGTAGGTTTAGGGAACTACCAGCGTTCCACAATCCGCATGAAGGTTAATCGTGAGGATTGGGAAGGCGCAGCAGAGGCTTTTATGTCGTGGACTAAAGCGGGTGGTAAAGAATTGTCTGGTTTGGTTAAACGCAGAGTAGCTGAGAAAAATCTATTCCTTACCTGATTCTTCTGAGAGGTTCTTGAAACTTCTCGGGTGGTGGGGGTAGCATTTTCTCACTTGGTGGTGTCCAGCCAAACTTTCTCCAGATGGCTTGAACGTCTGAACCAGAAGACCACTTAAAGTCTTTGTTTGCTACTGAGGGGTAGCTAATCTTGGAATAGGGTGGTTTTTCTAGCATTAGATTGCTTTCATCACTCGTTGTTTTTTACCAGAACGTCCGTCTTTAGTTCCTGTAATCTCAATAAATCCTTTGTCTAGCAAAGCACGATAACGTGGAGTTATTGATGAGTAGCGGTAGTCTGGCAATGCCTCTAGCACTTCATCTGAAATACATCCGTTTGGAAAGCCTTTAATAGCCTCGTAAACGATTTGTTCTAGCTTGGTGGTATCTACCCCTTGCGCTGCCTCTTTTGAGGTTTCTGGGCTATCTTTGCGTACCAACTTAAATGCTTCAGTACCAAAGAATCTGTCTATTGATTCTTTCATGTTGTCAAAAAGGTCTTTCATTATTTTCTCCTTGAGGTGAGGGTACTAACTGCCCGCCTACTAGCTTTCAAAAAAGTAAAAAGCAGCGTTCCCCTCGTTAACTTAAAATGGCATATCTGAATCGTCAAATTCTTCTTGTCTAGCTTTCTTATTTAAAGAAGCATCAGCGTTCTTGTTCTTGATAGACAAGGACATGAACTTCTGTCCATCCTTGCTCAGTTTAATCCAAGCAGATAGCCAATACTCCACACCATCTACATTGAGTGACCCTTTGTAGTCAGGAAACTTGGCATCGTCTTTGCGGTCATTCTTAAAGAGTGAGCCTCGGTTTGTATTATCGTATTCCATATTTATCCTTTGGCGTTCTTTAACGCTGACCTTACTTTACTAGGAAGCAATGTCCATAGAGCAACTTTTTGTTCGCTGTCTAAGTTCTCTGCTTCCAACTTAACCCAAGCTGCTTTTGGGTCACCTTGCTCACAGACAGCAATTAACTCCATTGCTAACTCTTTGAGATAGTTCTGTTCATCCTCTGGGATAGTATCCATTGCACCCTGAGTAGGTGTGATGATAATCTTTTCTGGTGTATCTTCATCTGGCAAATCCTGACCAGCGTAGATGTATAGCCCGAGTCCATGTAAGCCAAGTGCTTTGGTCATGCACCTCATAATTGCGGTATTTACGGCAAACGCATCACACTCAACTCGATACTCTTTGCCATACTTAGAGACTGCTGTATAGCCTTTAAGTGGGATTGCTTTGTTGCCTGAATCCATCACAGGTAGTTGGCAGGTCATGGGCTTGTCAAACATCGTGACTGTCACCCAAACCATTGCTGTGCCATTGATTTCCATGTAGCACTTACCATCAAACATCTCTACCTTGAAGGTAGCTTTAGGGTCTGCTTTGAGTGCTTCTGCCCATGCCCAAGCCCATGACAGGTAGGTTAGGTTGGCTTTCTTTTCTGTGTGTTCATTGACGTTAGTCTTGAGTAGTGCTTCTATTGACATCTTAATTTCCTTTAGTTAAATATTCTTCAATCATTGCTTCTTTATCGTCTTCATATAAATCCTCGAAAGGTACGAAGTGATTTTTACCACAGCATGAGCCGTAGGTTTTGGGTTCAGTACAGTAGCAGCAGTAAGTACCTTGCGACAGGTCTTTAATTGCGTCTTCTCTTGTCATCATCCTCTCCAAGCTAAGAGTACGCCAATACCACCAAAGATAACGATGGCTAACACACATTCAACTAGCGTCTGAATAATCTTACTTTTCATTTGGTTCTCCTTAACTTTAAAGTTTCTTTAAGACAAATTGTGGCCTGTTCTTGCGTAAACAATTCACGGCTTTGAAGTTGTCTAATTCCTGCTTTTATATGAGAGATTGCGTAATTTTTTGGATTGCCCACAACAAGGCAAATGTTTTCCCACAAATCTTCAACTGTCATATTGTTCCAATGATAGTCATCAGGAACTATGCGTGAATGAGTTGTTTTATCGTACATCTTGATTTCCTTAATTACCCACTTACGTTTTGTTATGGGCTGAGTGCAGTATAGCAAACTAAACAGGCTAAACAAGCTATTTATCTAGGTGTTTTCCCTAAAAACAACAAATAAATTGTTTGCTACAATGTTTAGATGGATAAACAAACTGCTATCACACTTGCTGGCTCACAAAGTGGGCTTGCTAAAATATTAGGTCTTACAAGGGCTGCTGTTCACCAATGGAAGAAGATTCCTCGGTTACGCATTTATCAGCTAAAAGAACTCAGACCAGAGTGGTTCAAATGATTTACAGCTACCTCAATCAAAAGTCTGTGATGTTGCTACACCTTGGCTTTGCTGTTGAGCATAGTAGCTTTGAAGGCTCAATTTATCATCTCTTGTGCTATCACGTTCACAAGGATAAAGCCTCTAAGATTTACTTTGAGATGACCCATAAAGACAGAGAAACACTCCACACCCTAATGATTCTATGACCCAAGAAGCTATCATAAGAAGCCTACAGAATGGCTCTCTAACGTCCTACGACATGGAGAACCTGACAGGCATACCTAGAGAATCTATTGTGTCTGCTTGCAAGAAGCTAATCCGTAAGAAGCAATTAACTATGGAAAAGATTAAACTTAAACGCTCGTGGATTTGTATGTACACCCTAGAGCCACACATGATTGAATCTACTAAATCTGCCAATGATGAACCCTACGATAAGCTGAACCCTTTTGACGTTAGGAACGCTCAAGGCATCTTTAGCAAAGCAGAGTATGCGGTGATGAACTCACAGGCTAGACGTTTGCTTGGCAGACAAGCTACAAATGAAATTACCAACAATCAATTTATCTAGTACAATGATTTGAAACACGGCTAGGTTGGGAGTTGCTACCCAACTGAAAAGAGTTACCTCCCTCTCCTGCCGCAGTTTCTTTTAAGGGAGATTTAAAAGGCGAGTGTTATGCACTACTACCAGTTCCATATTGGTGACTACAAAAGTCACACCCATCATCTTTCTTTGTTGGAAGATTTGGCTTACAGGCGGTTACTAGACTTCTACTTTCTGCACGAGCAACCCATCAAACACAGGGATATTGCTCGTCAGATAGGCATGCGAGAGCATGAAGAAGACGTAATGACTGTTCTTAATGAGTTCTTTATTTCCACAGCAGATGGCTTTGTTTCTCCTCGTGCAGACAAGGAAATCAAGCAATATAAAGAGTTCTCAGAAGCAGGTAAACGTGGGGCGGCTAAGAGGTGGTCAACACCCCCCCATGAGGGGGCTATTAGCCCCCCTAATGCTACCCCAATAGCAACCATAAACCATAAACCAATAACCAATAACCAAAAGAAGAAAGAACAGCGTGGCTTGCGCCTCGCTTCTGATTTTAGTTTTCCATTGGAATGGGAACAGTTCTGCCAACAGACAAGACCAGAACTTAGCCCTGTTAAAACCTTTGACCAGTTTAAGGATTATTGGATAGCCCAAGCAGGTCAGAAGGGTGTGAAGTTGGATTGGTTTGCTACTTGGCGTAATTGGGTGAGAAGCACTAACGCATCCAAGCAAAACCCTGCTGACATTGTGAGGCTCACAGTTCCGAGCAGAAATGAGCCTGACCCTGCGCTAGAAAAGATTAAAGCTGATGCGAAAAAGGCTGCACCTATGCCTGACTTTGTAAGACAGTTTGCTAAACAGGTTAGGACTTCAACATGAAAGACTTGTTTGGTGACGAAGAATTTAATTGGGAGAAGGAGTGGGTTGGTATGCCTGAGTTTATCCAAGATGACCTGACCGAGATACACAGCATTACTGTCCACTTCCTGACAACAGAAGACATGATTAAGTTTTCTGAGTTGATTGGCAGAAACATCACATTTACAACCAAGAGTGTTTTGTTTCCTGTAACCCAGACAGAAAAAAAGGTGTGGATAGATGAATCCTAAACACCCTGTTTACATTGTCTCTAAAGGCAGATGGGAATCTCGTCTGACAAGCAAAGCATTTGACGAAATGCAAGTTCCGTACTTTATTGTTGTTGAGCAGCAAGAATACGACAACTATGCGTCAGTTATTGCGCCAGAGAAAATCCTAGTTCTTGATAAACAATATCTGCGTGATTACGATACTTGCGACAACTTGGGTGACTCACTTGGAGTTGGGGCAGGCGCAGCAAGGAACTTCTGCTGGCAGCACTCAATCTCTATCGGTGCATCTTGGCATTGGGTACTTGACGATAACATTGATGGCTTCTGTCGCCTTAACCGCAACGAGCGTCACAAGGTTACCTCTGGGACTATCTTTCGCATTGCAGAGGACTTTGTTGAGCGTTACGAGAATGTCTCTCAGGCAGGGTTTGAGTATCGCTTTTTTGCTGGTGGCAGCAGACGCAAGAAACCTGCGTTCCGACTTAACACTAGGATTTATTCTTGCATCTTAAACAGGAATGATGTTCCTTATCGCTGGAGAGGTAGATACAACGAAGACACAGACCTTTCGCTGCGGATGCTCAAAGATGGTTGGTGTACTGTTTTGTTCCAATGCTTCTTACAAAACAAAGCTGCTACACAAACTGTCAAAGGCGGTAACACAGCAGAGTTTTACGAAAAAGAAGGAACACTTCCTAAGTCACAGATGCTGGTTGACCTGCACCCAGATGTGTCAAGACTTGCGTTTCGCTATGGTAGACACCATCACCATGTTGATTACAGCGGTTACCAAAAGAATCAACTGGTACGCAAAGAAGGAATATTTCCCGAAGGCATCAATAACTATGGGATGAAATTGGTATGAACTTTAAATGGTCAACAAATGAACCAAACAGAACACTTCAAGGACTGCGAAGCAAGAGAGTGGATGCGCAGATTCAACAAAAAGAAATTGACGATTGGCTCAAGCAGAGCGTTGCTATGGTGGCAGGGAGTGTGCGTGGACTTGGAACGAATCAGAGGAAAGTCAGATACTTTGCTTTTGAGACAACGCATGAACAATCTCAGAAAGACTGACAAATGACATTCATGGTTACATTCAAAGTTGAAGGCAATCCTGTTGGCAAACAACGAGCAAGGTATGTCAAGCGTGGCAATTTCGTTTCTACCTACACACCTGAAAAAACTAGAACTTACGAATCTTTAATTAAAGATGCAGCCATCAAAGCTATGGGAAGTTCCGAGCCACTAGAAACCCCTGTAACGCTTTATTTATACATCAGGCTACCTGTCCCCAAGTCATACTCTAAAAAACGCACAGAGGCTTGTTTAAATGGCTCTGAGAACCCAATTCGGAAGCCAGATTCGTCAAATATCTTAAAAAGCGTAGAAGATGGCATGAATTCGGTGGTTTACAAAGATGATTGCCAAATAATTAACCATCACATAACCAAAGTTTACTCAAGCCAAGCAGGTGTAAATATTTGTGTTAAGGAGTGTTTAAAGTGATTATCCATCTGACAAGCACAGAACAGGCGAAAACCAGTATTCGCCACAATTGGGAAAAGATTACAAAAGCGTTAGATGCTGGTAACAATCTTGTAATGGAGATAAAGCTAGCAAGCAAGTCTCGTGAGCAAGAGGAAAAGTATCACGCAATGATTAACGACATTGCCAAGCAAGCAAAGCATTTAGGTGCTAAGTGGTCTTCCGAGGATTGGAAGCGTTTACTTGTAGACCAATTTTTGCGTGAGGAAGCAAACATACAGGGGAAGATTATTCCTAACCTTGATGGCACAGGGATTGTTCAGCTAGGGTTTCAGACGAGAAAGTTCACTAAAGAGCAAGCAAGTGAGTTTGTGGAGTGGCTCTACGCTTGGTCAGGAAATAATGGAATAAATCTGTGATTAGGGAAAGTACCTAGTAAATATTGTGTTTAGTTTGCTATACTTGCGTTAGCCCAAGCAATTCGCAAGGGTACTTTTAAGGAATACAAAATGAAATACGAATTTGACACAACAACTGGTGAAGGCTCTGTAATCGTTACTGTTGTCATGGAATACGAACAGGACGAAGAAGGTACTTACAACGAGAATATTTCAGATGTGATTTACCAAA